CTGTGGTGGCAGCGGAGTCAATCTTAAGGAACAGATCGAACACGTAGTTGTCCTCAGCGGCACCGACTTCGGCCTTGGCCAGATTGAGGGCGCGAGAAACGATATCGAATCTGCGCTCTTTGATCTGGGTGATTGGAATCATGGGGTTGGACACGATTTCAAACGTTGGGACCGTGACACGGATTGGGTTGGCAACGTTAACAACGTCTCCACCCTGTTCACCGACCACGAACGCCTGCACGAAGCTGCGTCCGGTTTCGTCAAATTCCTTGTCATAAATCGGGAGGGCTCCATCGGGAAGCGTTTCCACCATCAATGCCTTGCGGGCGATTGACATGTAGTCACGACGACGACGAAGAGAGGGGCCTAGAGCGGCGGCGAGCTTCTGGCGACCGGCTGCGGTCTTCAGAATCTGACCAAGCTGGGCGGTCTGTGCTTGGGTGCGGGAAAGAATAGTCATTGTATTTGTCTCCCTTTACAAGAACGAGGCAACGCCAAGCCAAGGCTCGGTGGCAGAGATAGCGTGGGTGCAGATACCCACTACGATGGAACCAGCGGTGTTCGCGGTACCAGCGGTAGCCGTAAACATGCCAGGACCAATCGATCCACCAACGTTAGCAGTGTAGAGACGCTGACCAACGAGGGGGGTTCCGGTGACCTGAGCGGAGGGAACCTTGAACTTGGGGAATGCGCGGACCACAGGGGTCTTGCCAGAACCCGAAGGGGTAATGGAAGACGAGAACTGGCCAGCACCCAAGAGCAGGAAGCCGTAGGGCACTTCTGGACCGGCTCCGGTGAGGGAGTTTGCGCCGTCCAGAGGGTGGATGATCAGGTTGAGAACGCCAGGGGTAACTGCCCCGTTGTAAAGAATACTGACGATTGCACCAGAGGTGTAACCAGCAGCAGTCAATGCAGCATTATCAGTCCCAGGATCACCTGTGAGAGTCAGATTGGGGACGCAAGTTCCGTCATTCTGACCGTAGTACTCACTATTCTAAGCTTTTTATGGTTTTAACCCCATATTTGCTTTTTTCTCTACCACTTCGGTTTTCACCGCCACCCCAAATGGGTGTTCGTGGTCTGGACCATTCCTTCACCATATTAAAAGCTTAGCTTTCAATTTAGGTGGGTTATTATGGCCTCTAAGCGTTCCGATCCTGCACCAATTGACCGGCTTCGTTTGGAATTGGCATCAGCATTATCTGTTAAGCGTTCTCCAAGTTTAAACCTTACATTCACAACGTTTCCACTGTGAAGACCCAAGTCACTAAGTTCGAGATACATTAATCTCTCCTATATGAGTTGATTTTTATCGCTTCTTCACGGATCAGCCGAGGTGGCGAGATCACTACAATGTGAAGTTGCTTGTGCAAAGAAGGAAGGGGTATTTATAAAACAAGGTTACTTTTATCACATGATATTCGCGTTCTATTAATGAGGAGAAAAAATAATGGCGAGACCATTGGGAACCTACCCCTTTCCGTACGACATGAGGGCGGGGGTGTATCGCATAGATAATAAGGAGAGCGGAGTCTGCTATATAGGTTCAGCCCTGAACTTCTACCGAAGATGGCGGCGGCACCATAATGAGCTTAACAAAAAAATCCACAGTAATGAGCATTTAAGTCGGGCGTGGGAAAGATATGGAGTCAACGCATTCCAATGGTCAGTTATAGAGGTTACTGAGCCCACCCGAGAAGCTCTCCTGCTTAGAGAGCAGTATTGGTTGGAAAAACTGAAATCTGATGGAGTGGAACTATATAATACCTGTGTAACCGCTGGGTCTCAGCTTGGAGTGAAACGCTCGAAAGAAACTAAACAAAAAATGTCAGCCATTGCAAAGAAGCGCGGGAATAATAATGTGGCCAACAATGAGGAGTGGAGACAATCAATGAAAGAAATGTTTGCTAATACAATAAAAATGTATAAGGGACAGAAGTATAAGCGAGTGAGAAATCAGCAGATTGATTACTATTTGAACGAGGGCTGGTCATTAACTAGATAGAGTTAATACAGCAATTCCGCCTTATTTTGAGTAAATGTGGTCAACGGGAACTCCCTGAGCACCTTCGGCTCCGCATCACTCTGATAGGCGAAGGTGTCGCACTGACTGGAGAGGGAGTCCATATCATCCAGGTTTAGGCCAGTTACTTCGGCCCATTTACAGCCTTCTGGGTGCTCTACGTCTTCCACACTAACCTGATATTTTACATTCATGTAATTGGCGTTAGGGTTAGAAAGTTTGTTCTTAAACTGTTCGTAGACCCACATCCAATTTCTAACATATTGAGCCGTATAAACTCTATTTTGAAAGAATTGAAAACCATTACGACTGGTGAAGTAGTAAAACTTGGCCGTAGAGGTTCGCTGTTTAAGCGAATTCCAAATCCTGGAAGTCATCATCTTCTTTTCTTTAAGAATATAAATCAACTCCCAAGTTTTGCTTTCATTTGTCCACATAAAAATCAGCCCCTCGTAAGAGGGGCTGATAGTTCAGAGAGCTATTCGCTTACTACTTAGATGTCATCCGTGAAGACGAGGTTGGCAAGCATTGCCTGCTCTTTGCTCATATCCGTGGCGGTCTTGACATTGCCGAGGCTGCGAATCGAAGCAGCTTTTGCGGCTGGCTTGCCAGGAGTCTTGGAAGCGACAGACTTCTTGGGGGGTTCGAGCTTTGGCTCACCCTCACGCTTGGCACCCGGATCATACTTATCCACGCCCAAGGTCTTCAGGACCTCATAGAGGATCACATCTTCATGGTCTTCCTCAGAGTCTGGCACTCCACCCTCATTTAGAAGGTCATCAGCCATATCGCCGCGCTCTACGATTGGATCATCCACACCCTGCACCTTTGCGGCTGTCTTGGAGTCAGCAAGCAAAATGTCAAGAGAAGTGATGTCATAGCGGGAAGCATGATGGAAGAAATCTTCTGGGGATGCAGTTGCTCCACCCTCTTCAAGCTCATTGGGCTCGGATCCGAAGAACCCTGCACCACCATCAGCTTCAACGGGGAGACCGTCTTCACCAAACTCTTCGCCCTCACCTTCATTTGCCAACGCATCGGTTTTTTCGCCCATGTCGTCTTCATTGAAAATCTTGGTGAAATCGAGTTCCTCTTCGCCTTCAATCGCTTCCTCAAGGGAAGTAACATCAGCTTCAAGATTGTCAATCTTTTCCTGGAGTTCCTGTTTCTTTTCGTCAGGAATGGGCTCACCAGCGGGGGCTCCACCTTCAGGAGGCATCGTCTCATCCGTTGGGGGCATTTCTTCGTCAACTGGAGGAACGTCACCCTCTGGAGGCATTTCGTCCATCGGGGGCATTTCGTCCTTGGGGGCCTCATCCTTCGGAGCCTCATCCTTGGGCTCTTCGGTCTCATCAGCCTTCTTGGTCTTGGCCGTCTTGGGCTCGCTCTTCAATTCCTTCTCGACTTCGTTCTTCATCTTCTTGAGGAAGGACTCATCTTCGAGGAACTCATTGAGTTCGACCTTGTGTACCTGCTCGAACTTCTCTGCAACCTTGGTATAATGAGCATTGATGGCCGTCTGACGCAGCATTGCGGTCAGAGACTTGGTGCTGTTTGCCAAGAGTGAGGAAGCGAGTTTGTACTGGATTTCGTTCGGAGCGGTCGGAAGCAGCGACTTGGCAAGCGTCCATGCAGAGGCTACGCGAATCTTAGCTTCCTTATGGGTAGACTGTTTTGTTTCTCGGATGCTAGCGAGGCGTTCTTTCAGGGACTTACGATCTTCGGCCATGGTTCTGACTCCTTTTTGGTGGTGAAATAGGCTCTCTATTCCTGGGGTTAGAAAGTTGTTTTAACTCTCTAGTTTATTAATGGTACTATAGCTTTAAGCGACCAAGTTCAGCCGTGAGGGCTGAGGGTTTGGGTAGAACTAGTTGGGATGCAGCTTTGCTGGAGGTCCGATGACCACTAGCGTCTAACAATTCCGCATCTTTGGTAAAGGCTGTTTTTGGGCCTTCCCAATCTGTAGAAATGATTTTCTGAACGGAGGCACCGGGGAATGCAGGGATAGCGACCCAACTGGCTTCGATAAACCGGACACCACCATTTGGTAGGGTCTTATGGCCGCACAACTCTGCTACACGACGAGGAATACCATCATCATCGGGAAGGAATGAGCCTTTATTGTATTGGAGGTGAGAACAGTAGTTGCCATTATCCGTAACTCGCTGCCCACAGTAGGAGCAGACGACTAAATCTGTGGTGCATCCCATAGAGAGATACTTTATTTTCTCGCTTCTGATCTTGTGAACCAGATCCTCATTAGAGAGATCGGTTGCAACCAGCAGATCCACGAAATAGGCCCAAACTTCAGAATTAAGGTGTATCTTACGTAGGACGGCATCAAGGATGTGGCCTTTCGCCGCTTTACTGTTTTGATAGTGCTCCAGAAAATTAAATGCACCAACAAAACTTCTATAGGACATCTTTAAAACTGTATTTTCCCAGCCATCATCATTGTTGTTGACCAAGTAACTGCATTCTGGAACAATTAGCCAGTCTGTGGGATCTTTTTCGCACATCACAGAGGCCATAATGGTCACATGGGAGAGCAAATATTTGGAAGTATTACCAGCAATTTTAGAGAAAGAAGCGTTCTTGTGACCAAACTTCCCCCCGTGCAGTTTATCCCACTGCGTGAGGCTGATTATAGGGTCTGAGAGAACGCCAGTGGCTTGCTTCTTCATCTTAAACCAACATGAACTCGAAGCAAACTCCATCGAAGCCAGCGTTGAGCACTACATGTGCATATTTAGCACGTACATTCAAAGTGGTAGAGAGTTCTCGTTCCATACGAAGCATGGCTGTGGGACTGAACTCCGCCTGAGCAACTTTTCCGCGAGGAATGTTGACCATAAGGATATCGTTGTTGGTTTTGATGTTTTCTGCCGAGACATACTGCTTGAAGTAGCGGTTAGCCGCCACTCTATTTGCAATCTTACGATTTCGATCCTGTTCAAAGTCATAAGAGTGAACTTTGGCCGTCAAGCTGCTGTGGTGATGGATCCAATCCTCACCCTGCTCGTCTCCAATTTCTTCTTTTGTCGTTTCGGACATTATTTTGTTGTCTTTCATGGGATAGTGGCGTTGGTGACGTTTCCCACCCTCTCCAACCATCTCAGTCTGGAGTTCAGCGGTCACTTCCTTAGAATCTGGGGCAACCGGAACCGCATCATCATTCTGATTGGGGTTAGCGGGTCGCTTATTAGCGAATGGGTTCCCTCCAGTCTGATATTCTCGGTCATAGATAGTTCCCACACCCGGTCTGGCCAATTCGGTCAATTCTGCGTCCACAGCCTCTTTACGAACAAGCAAAGAAGCGCCCGCCTCTTTATTGGCTGAGGGCGAGTGCTTCTTCAACAATTCATTCATTAGGAAGTGGTACCAGAGAAGAGGAGCGAGGCACCGGTAACATCTGAAGGAGCCAGACCAGAGTCAATGAAGTCTCCGTAAACGGATCCGTTGACATCAAACACATCGGTGACGATGATGGTTGCGTCTTCGGTAACGGCTGCCTGTTCAATCTGGAAGTTAGAGGTGTAGGACTCCATCCAGCAGCCCTCATAGATGGTGACGACCGCATAGAGGCCGGGGTTGCCGTAGTTGTTTAACCCACCCTCTGCGGCCACATCAGCCAAGTCTGCCTGACCGACATTCTGAGCCATTGAGGCGAGTTCGCTGAATGCGATCTCGGTCTTGATATCAAATGGCCATTTGTGATGTTTGAGGCTACGGACCAAGCCGCTCACACCGGCCTTGTAACCCAACATCTGCATGATGTTGGCAAGGTAGAGTGCGGTGCGGTTAATCGTCAGCGTCATCGGCTGGGTGATACCGGGCACAAGCTCGGCAACGATGTCACCATAACCCAGACCGCGAATGGCTTCCACATTCTTTGATTCTGAGATATTGAAGCTGGAAGTGACACCCATCTTCACAAATTTGCCGACTCCTACCGCATGGGTAAAAATCTTGAAGCGGCTGGAGATTACTGTTTTTGTCTGCGCAGTTGTCCCCTGTCTGTAAAGATAGCTATCGGTGAAAGGTGAATTGGCCATGTTTAGATCCCCCTATTGGAACGCAAGTTAAGCATTGAACCCTCAGAGTAGGATTCTGTAGATATAAAGTTCATTTTACTCTCCCGCCGCAGCGAGATTCAGTCCCTTAAACTTGGACTTGGACCCGTACTGCTTGATTGGGGAGGGGCTGACCGGACCATTCTGCGGTAGCTTGGGGGCTGCCGGAGTCGTATTTGTTGGAGTTCCTGGGGTCTGTACGGAGGGCTTGTTGGCGCAGTTGGGGCATGTGACACCATTGGTATCCTTGCCGTTCTGCATCACCGTGGCTCCACAGACCGGGCAGGCGGCGGTCTTCTTAGCGGAAGCTTCCTTCTCTACTGTGCCCTCATGGTCAGAACAGCTATCACGTTCGTCTGAAGAAGTCTTTGTCTCTTCCTTCTTCCCACCTTGGCACTTGTCGCAAACGACTGGGCCATCAGCCTTCCCATAGGGGGAGTGCATCACAGTTTCGCCGCACTTCTCACAAGGAGTTCCACCGTCAGCCATAAGGAAAGATTTCTTAGCATTGAGGTCTTTCTTGTCCTGAATGGCGGATTCAGCGGTCTCAAGAACCTGAATCTGCTTCGAAAGGATTTTCTCCACTTCTTCGAGCTTTGTCTTCAATCCAACAAAAACTTCTCCGACATTCTTGATCAAGGAGGAGTCATTTGCTTCCTGGACGATCTTCTTGAACTCAAAAAACTTGTCGGCAATGTCCTCTTTGAGAGACTGGGTAAACTTCAGAGCTTTGCGGGTTTCCGCAGCCGAGACATCGGGAAACTCTACGGCTGTCTTAGCCGCCGCACTCTTCAAACCACCGGTTTTCGGAGCCTCAGGAATGAGGGCCTCGTCGGCTTCATCCGCTGCGGTGTTCAGACCTTCCTCTTCACCCATTCCCTCTTCACCCATTCCCTCTTCACCCATTTCCATTGACTCAGGGGACTCAGGAACTTCTTCTTCAGGAGGTGCAACATTCAGAGAGCCAACTCCAACAGAGCTACCCCCACCCTCAAGACCTTCATCTACATTCTTGCTGTAGAACTCGCCTTCAACTAACTTATCCTCAACCTTTTGGATTGCTGCGACAATCTCGTCATTAAGACTCAGCAACGCACGGTCAATTTCTTTTGGCCAAGTAGCTGGGTTGACAGGATCTCCAAGGCTAGTCCATTCGGTCTTGCAGGCTTCAAGTAGGGAGACGACAACTGAGTCAACAGAGGTTTCTTCTTCAGACTCAGGCTCTTCTGAGGAACCACCCGCCGCAGACTTGCTAGCGGGCTTGGAGGGGCTCAGGATGGCTGCATACTTGTTAGTGGGACTGGTGGCCTGGGCGTCAAAGCAATCGCCCTGTGCGGACACTACGGCGATGGCTTCGGTGGCGTTAATGATAAAACTGGGCATTCCTCTCTGGAAAGTGCCAGTAGCTAGACGATGGCCTACCCATGAACCCGAAGCCTCAACAATCATGTCAATCTCTTCAGCCGTCTTGGGAGTGAAAACCTGCAAATCAGAGCCATTCTTACGTTTTAATTGATCCTGCTCTTCCGTAGTGAGTTCCTTGACTTCACGCCGAGTTTCACGAGTGTTGTCCACCGAATAAGAGGTAGGTGCGGGGTTAACCTTATTTTCAGGGGGCTTCTTGGTATCAAAATTGCCAGCCGCCTTGTGTTGAAGTTCACGAGTATTGTCCACTGACCATGCGGTGGGGGATGGATCGGGCTCGGTATTCTCATCCAGCTTTACGCGACGATGAGTGCCAGGAAGCTCTGGATTTGCAGCCTTGGGAGCGTTGTCAGCAGATGGTTTGACCGGCTTTTCAGCAGGGATGGGACGTTTTGGATCAACAAACCCTTCGGGCTGTTCGCCTGGGGTTTCTGTTTTCTTGGGGGCATCAATTTCCACGGAGGACTCCTCAGCTTTCTTTTTGGATGCAGTTGTTCGCTTGCCTTGGACAATAGTTTCCAGTTCTCCAGCCAGTGCAGAAGAGTTGCCATCCTGCACAAACTGATTGACTGGATTCTGGAGAGCGGCGGGGCCGACCTTGCGAGCGAGTGGAAGGGGTTGGATTTTCTCAATCAGATCAGGGTCATTCCTGTGTTGAGTCAGATACTGCACGGTTTGTTTAACCAAATCACCAATCCAATCAGCATTCTTTTTTGCGCCGCAATCAGAGCAGCCGGGTTTCCCACAGGTGCAGGCCGAGGTTTTCTTGTCTTTGTCGCAACCGGCACAGCCTTCTTCACCACACTTGCAAGCTGCACTCCCACTCTTAGAAACCGAAACAGCCTTGTTACCCGGAACATCAAGCTCTTCTAGGTTTTCATCCTTGGGCCAGTCCTTTTTATCGGTCTGCTCAAGAGCCATTTTGTTTAATCGGTCATTAAGTCTGTTAGAACGCATGTTTTTACCTCTTACACTGTGGAATCAGGAAGCGCAACAAGTTGCGGAGGTTCATTTCCTCGCAAGGCTGTCATCACTAAAGAAATACGTGAGTCCATCTGCTCACACCA